TTTGGAGAGAGTTATACGCTCTCAGGGTTGAAGTAACTTAGTTAAGGTTACATTCTAGGTAAGATCTAATCTCACCTATGCGTACACCCGCCAAGGGTGACGTCGGTGGGATGTAGTCCCAACTGGAACTATATCTTAGCTTCGTCCGCCATCTGCCGACATCTCTCGATGTTACAAATGACGGGACTACTTCACCATACAACAGGGAGAGCAGCAATCCACTACAATTGTACGTAAGAACACCCTTTGGTACAGGCATACCGAACCGCTTCCAAACGAAACGGTGAGGTTTCCATTCCCATTGAGTGTACTTATAAGCGTACTTTTTAAGTGAATATGCTGGTCGCTTATCATGAACGCTTACCAGTACTTTTATTCCGGACGCTTCGTCAGCATCCATTGGAACAAAGAGTACACGTTCAAGATAAGACTTAAGCGTCTTGATAGTGCGAGGCAATGGAATGCCATGCAAGATCGAGAACGCGTTAAGCCTGTTGATAGCGACGTTAATCGCGCGGTCGTCACGGAGTGACTTGATGTACACTCCGCGCACGTTGACTCCCGAATGGTAGTCATGACCACACGATTCACGGAACGGTCCTTTGTGAAAGGACTTGTCGGGGTTGACCTTGAATCCGAGTAAATGAAGCAGCCGGCATACTCGCTCGTACAATGCCGTTGGAACGGCAATGTCGTCTCCGAATACGTCGACCTTCTTCATATCGATTCCAAGGGTTTTCCCGGCAGACTTGACCACGGCCGCGAAAATGGCAGTTTGAAGGGGAAAGGTAAAACCATTACCCATCGTACTAACCATATTAAGCGGTATGACGGTGCCCTTATACTCAGTGTTCTTGCTGCGTATAAGCTCAATCAATCCTAATACATGCTGAGGTAGAATACCTTTACACATATTAAAACCAATTGTGTCAGATGCTGACTCTAGATCAATGGTTGCCCATGATCCATCTATGGAGCCAATCCGAGCACGCTCACGATTGATGTCGGGCTGTGTACTCAGGCGTATGCCAAAGTACGATGCCAATCGACACTCTATGATATGGCCGAGACCCAACTGGTAAAACATACCAAGTGGGGTTTCTGTACATGTCGGTCGTGAGATCAAGTCGTTCTTTGCTACGAAGCTTAGGCGGCTACTATCTCTGCACTTGGCATCACCGTGGGACGCTTTACGTAAAAGTTCAGCGTTACTCCATTCGGGGAATTGCCAGATGTAGTTCTCATAATGATATATGAGACCGCGAGTTGGTGCAGATAACTTTGAGGAGAAGAGTTTAGCGTAAAGCGACTCATGGGGGCTTCCTAAGGAAGCCCCGCTCCCCAACGATCCGTGCATAAAACAATCGTCTAGATTGTCTGCAATGGGATCGCCAGTCTCCGAGAGGAAGAACCGATATAGGATATCACGTAGATTCCCATACAGTTCCTCGTCCAGACTGGTATTAAGCTGCAACGTCCAGTCAGCACATGCAAGGTTGCATGCGTTGAATTTCCGAAAGGCAGCATCATCCTGTAAGGCCGTGCATTCAAGATCTTTAAATTTCTTGAATAACGAATCCACTACAGAACGTGCTGCGCTTTCTCTGGCCGTAGCCCAGGGATCAGAATGCTTACAAGGCAAACTGATTCCAGAGGCTTTAATATCGCGAGATAGGCTCTCGGACACAGAAGGTAACTTGCCCATTCCAGTCTCCAATAAGTATCCAAGGTTTTATTTACCCGTTCAAACAAGAACAGGTGGCGAGAGTTTTAACGACATAAACTAGCCCGAAGGCCAGAAGTGCCGTAAAAACGCCTCCCATAAAACCAACAACGTCTCTCGAATTACGGACCATAACTCCTCCATGAGGGGTTACTCATTCCCTGACAAGGTCAGAGGATGCCAGTAACGAGAGTGTCGCCCTGTCCCGCCGAGATCTGCGACAGTGAGCCAGCGAGCAGCGAAAGTGCTGCACGAATATTGGCGCTGTCGTAGGAATCGGAACCCGCAGGAATGTCCATGGTGAGTTTGAAGGTCGCAACTACAGGCGGATGATTAGCCGCGTAGTTAACGCCCTTCCACACCTTGATCATGTGCGTGTTCATAGGGACAGAGGGATACTTGCCCGTGATCGGGTTCGGATTCGGTAGGACCTTAGGGTTCTTAGGCCGAACGAACAAGATCGAAAACGGGTCGGACACCGTATGCGTTCGGACGCCAGCCTGCGTACCGCCAAGGGCGGTAACGCTGTGCTGTTTTCCGTTCGTATCCGGAGCCGAATCAGCGACGTGGGTGTAGGTCGGGCTGGTAAAGCCCGTCTGTGCCCCGCCAGTAACAGGAGAAGAAAGGGAAATAGTCATTATGATCTCCGTTGATGGGTATACCGCAGGGTTGCCAGTGCTGCGAGATTAGCGTATGCAGTTTTTGCCGCCGGTAGTCGAAGACTAACCGGTGAGACTAGATTGTATACGGGTACTCTTGAGAAACTGTCAACTTCTGCGATAGTTTGACCTGGTGCGACAGAGGCCTGAATCGCTAGATTGGTGCTACTTTTTGTGGTGAGGCCCAACACTCGGCAGTTACAAGACTGACGTTTGACAGTTGTCTTAGTCGATCTTGTAATGTAGACGAATGAGGAAGTGGGAAAGCATAAAGAACTTATGTA